TGAATTATCTTTAGTTTAGGGTTCTTGCCTATCATCCAAGCAGGAAGCAACGTGGATGCGAACTCAGATTTCGTGTGTCTGGGTGGCATATTCACAATTAGCCTTTTAATTTCACCAGATGCAAGTTTGTTAAACTTATCTGCAATGATTTTATGGTGCGATCCTTCAATAAAGTCAGGCCACATATGCTTTGTGAAAGATAGGAAGTCTTTCTGTGCAGCTTCTTTTCTATCTTCTTCTTTGTACTTTACTAGGATTTTCTTGAACCTGTCCCTGACATCAGGCGGTAATCTATTGATTTTTTCTAGGTCTATCTGCATTTCGAAAAATTTTTTGTAAAATTTTTTTACATGTTGTTTTTAGCTTTATAATGATTTTCAGGGCTTTGACCATACAAATGTTTGCATTTGTACTGTGTTTTGTAAGTTTCTTTGCGAAAAGATAAATTAAAAATAAAGAAAGATCCGAAATTCCAGATCGTGTTGGTACCTCTATCAAGCTGCAAGCCGCCAGCGTCTTGTATCTGGTGGCCTGTTGCTTGTTCTATTAGTTCTCTAAGTTTTTAAGAGTGTCCTATAAAATCCTATAACTATTATTTAAACTTTCTCTAGTCGCTCGATACATGCAGCAAGTCCCTTCGCACATGGTTCTACACTCAGGCCACTTGCGGCCAGTTCTCGTATCTGGTGGCCTTCATAAAGTATCGGGCAGCAAGCGGCGGTGGTGGTGACTAGGATAAAAGAGTTGTGAGGGTGGCGCACATGGAACGCAATTTGATGCGGTGAAAATCTTAATTTATAGCGTTTAGTTACTTTGAACTCTATTGTAAAAAAGTGTCCTGATTTGCCATATACGAGCGCGTCAGGCGTTCCCAAAGCTGCTGTATTTTCAAGGCGTGTGAACCAAAAACAGGGGGCATTTTTCTTAAAATATTGGTAGAATTTAGCCTCATTAATCATAGTATTTTCAGCGTTATTATATCACGATATTACACAACCTGAAATTGTAAATATTTTAAAATTAATGCTTGACTTATATATATGATTATATTAGATTGTCATATATAAACAAACAAAGAAAGAGGATAATTATGAATATAAAATACAATAATATTCAAGATGTTAGCACAACTAATCTTTATAAGATGTTGTCTTTAAAACAATTTCAAGATGATAAAAGTCAGAAAATGATTAGAGATGAAATAAAGTTTAGAAATGAGCCAGTAACAGAACAACAAATGATTAATATTTTTAAAATGGGTATTGTTCAAAATTGTAAATAATAAATCGAAACGGGGGCAGCAATGCCCCCTTCTGCATGGGTGGCGGCCGTGTACTGATGAGATGCCAAACAAAAGGATACAGATGAACAAAGAACAAAAAGAAATAATTAAAAGAATAAATAAGGCTTATTCTAAATTATACATTTTAAGTAATATTACATGGACACCCCATAGAGACGAATTATTTAAAATGAATAGAAAAGACGAAAAGCAACATAGGTTTGGCGATTGGGCCGAATATCATCAAGGCGCAGCATCAATTAATGATTGTGCAAAGCTTTTTACAGTAAAACATATTGCGGAAAGTTTATTAAATCCAAATAAATGGGGCGTAAAAGATTTATTAAATATTAAGAAATCTTGTATTTATTCTCAATCATTGGTTAATAATTATGGTGATAAAATCAAAAAAGCATGGATTGATGAAGATATAAAATATCTTGCAGATTTAGATTATATTGCCCTAGTTAACTGGGATTTACATCAAGAGCAAAAAAATAGAAAAATTGCTTAAATTAAACTTGAACGGACAATCCTCTTGGTGTAGGATTGTCCTATATTATAGAAAGGATAAATATGAAAATAAGAGAACTAATAGAAGAGTTAAAAAAATATAACTTAAATTCAAATGTAGAAATAAATCTTACAGATGGTAGTTGTTTACCAATTCAAAAAATTGAACAAGACCAAATGGAAGAGTTTAGTGATGATTACTTATATTTAATAACAGAAGGTGAATTAATACAAAAGAAAGGATAAACATGAACAATAAAGACTACAAGGGCATAGAGAATTACATGAAGAGAAAGAAAGAAGAAAAGAACCAGTTAATAAAAGGTACTATTATTTGTAAAGCCAAAAATTGTAATAATTATTTATACAAAAATCAAAGTCCATGCGATAGTAGATATTGCGTGGATTGTTTTTAGAAAGGATAGACATGTTAAAAGCAATATATTTCGCATTACACTTTGCAATGTTAATGCTAGGTACGGTTATAGCTATTCACATTGATTTGTGGTTAGGTTTAGCGATAGCAATTACATTTGGTGTAAAGTTTTTCTTTATGCTGCCAAATAATAAAGAAGGTTTTTAAATAGAAAGGAGAAAGATGAAAAAAATGATTAAAGATACAGTTTGGAAAATATCAATTATAGATAAATACGGAAGAAATGTTGTGTTAGTAAGTCAACCGAAGGAACCAACACAAGCACAATTAGATAAATTAGAAAAAAAATGGAAAAAGGAGTTTGATATAGAAGATGATAGTGAATATCCATACATTGAAATTTCTGGGCAAATTTACAAAGATCGCATTCCAACAATGAAAGAATATTTACAACAAGAGGATTGTTAATGGCAAAATACGAAGTACAACATTTTACATTGTGTGATGGTTGGATTAATGTTTGGACAGATGACAAAAAACCATCATACTTTAACAGTTATCAAGAGGCAGAAAAAGAAATAAGAGAGTTTGTTGATGATTGGAATGAGCATTGTGAGAAGGATTGTGAATACGAGTATGAAGATTATAGGGTCATGGAAGTTAAATAGGTGCGACAATATGGTACTTGATATTATAGGATTTTATGTATATTTATAGGATAACCAACAAATAAACATTGCAAGTTTATTTGGCTTTGTGGCAGAACAACGCTTAAGCGGGTGTAATGCACAGAACTAGAGGGTTACGGCCTAGTGGCTGAAGACACTAGTTTTGGTTGTGAGTACCTACCTATCTACAAAAGTAGAACTGGACGCTTAGGGAAAGCTTGTGGGTGACTACCAGGAAGGCCCACCAAGCAGGTTAAACAGGTGAGTACGCGAGTGCTGTATCGATATGGGTGAACCAAAAAAGTGACATTTAGACAACCAATAAAGGTTCAACAAAACTCATAGGAGGTGCTATATGCGTCCTTACGCCAGATACCCCACCTGAAAGGGTGGGGATACAAAAATCTAAAGTTTCTTTTTAACAGACCCCATCTTCCAAGATTGCTGCGTTGATAGTTCTATGACAAGTCTATGACTTTCTCTTGCGCCAATGATATTATTTTCAAATAAACTTATTGAGAGAATATCAAACTGGCCGTCAGGAGAGTGAAACTCGCCTTGTGGTAACTTAACAACTACTCGCGCGTCTTGACATGTAGGAGACTTTAAAAATCTATCTAATTGTCTAGCTAATTCTTTCGCATTAATCATGTATTTGACATTTAAAGTTATTTGCCGTAAATGTCAAGAATGGGTGTACCAAAAAGATTGACAGAAATGCAAAGAAAATTTGCAAACCTTTTAGTATCAAATGAAGGTCGCAAATATGGCTATGAATGCGCCATAGAGGCAGGCTACGAGAAGGATAGATCAAGGCAGACAGCTTATGAACTACAAAACCCTAAATTATATCCATTAGTTGTAAAATATATTGGTGAGATTAGAGAGGAATACCAGAAGAAATACGAAGTAACTTATGAAAAGCACATAACAGAACTAGCAAAAATCAGGGAGCAAGCATTAAAGAAAGGTGCATTCTCGGCAGCTAGTAACGCAGAAGTTGCAAGAGGTAAAGCTGCGGGTCTATATGTCGAACAGAAAATAATTCGAACTGGTAAATTAGACGACATGTCAAAAGCAGAAATGGAAGAAGAACTAAAAAAGATTATAGACGAATATTCACCTATCTTAGAAAATGTTACTGTTGATGATGTAAAGAAAAATATCGAGAAGAAAAGATTACCACGACTTAAGAAAGTTTCGTCAACTTCTTCACCCAAGAACGAGGTATCATAGTTCTATCACCAAAGGTAATAGTGCCGTCATCATCTTTATCATAGCTTGCAAAAATTTTAATAGATGTTTTATCTTTAGAAAACACCCAACCTTCATTTACAGGTGTCGCCAGTTTCATTTTGTTAAATTCTCTTTCGTCTGCCCATGCACTATCGGACACGCAATCAATCCACTCGACCCTATATTTGGGGTAAGGTATATCATTGGGGCTAGGACTAGCCGTATTTAGTTTTCTTTTTTTGGGCATGAGGGGGTTATATCAGACCCCTATAGGTTTTCCATGAGAAATTATGTCAATTCCAAGTTCAAGATGTTCGCGCGGCCCCTATTCTAAAATGATTCTAATTAACAAATGCTCTAAAACCATTGGTATTCCTTGCTCATCACCAAAGGCCCAGATCACCTCTCTTTTTAAACACGCTTTTGCAAATTTTAATATATCCAGAAACCTATAGGTTGGTGATGAACCGCATAAAACCTAGCTTTTTTATTTTTAAGTTATTTTAAGGGTTTAATAGTGGCAGAAAACTTAAGAATATACAAAATGCCGAAACAATTCAATGTATAAGCGTTTTCTTTTAATAGCAGAGCATATGTACTACATATTTTATAGAGTGATGTATTTTTATCTAAAGCGTTAGCACCTCAAAACCACTATTAAACCTTTGCCCCCTGATACCTGTTGCTCGAGTCTTTAATGACATGGTATCAAGGGACATGATCAGTTGTGGCTCTGTTTCTATGTATTCCCTTCCACAAAGGTTAGACTTTCATCTAAAGAGACTGATCTCAGGTCTATCTCCACGTTGCAACACCAACATTCGACATCTCGAAAATAGACCAGAGATCAGCTCTAGGGCAAACCAAGCAGGATAATGCTAAAATCCCTAGAGATGATCCTCAAATGAGGGGAGTTATCCCCCCTTATTTGAACCTTTTAAACCAGAAAGAGGGTCGGTTTCTTCTCTAAGCTTTTCTAGTTTAGCAATTTCGCCTCGCATATGCACTATCAACTCTTGCAGAATTGATATCTTTGCATAAATACTGGCCGTAGTGCTAACATCATTGAAAGACTTAGCCAATGTAAAAGCAAGATCGCTGTCCCTATTCTCTTTTTTGTTTTTATTTATATCTGTATTCATGTAATCCTTGTATCATTGACAATATAGGATTACAACATAATATTAATGGGTGCGACACTATTGTACAATTAAGGCCAGAGTGTTGCAAAAATGCAACAGCTTTGTGTTTATTAAGGCACTATACAGTTTAACTTTACTTCTAACTTTTTAATCACTCTCATGTAAGCGTTATAATTTTTAAGAGCTTTCTTAGAAATTAAATTTTCATCTACATCCCAAGCCTCATCATTTAAAGTATCAAGATGAGATGATGCACCTTGTATAAAGCCTAATCTCAACACTTCGTATTGTCTTTTGGTTAGCTTAATAGTTTTCATTTTATTTCTCCTGTATTTAAGATTTATATATTATATATACTCCAGACAACTTGTGTCCCTATACTATATACCCCGGAAAATTTTTGTTTTACTTAAACTGCGACATTATGTACTGACACAAATCAATCAGAAAATCACATAGATATGTAGATGACTAATATAACCAAAGGAAACTTATGAAAAATATAAAAAGATATATTCCTAAAAATGCTGATGGAAAAATTGAAAGTGTTTTTTGGGAATGGAATAAAAAAATAAAAAAATATGAAGTCACTATATATTGTAAAAATAATTGTAATGATCATTCAGAAATTTTATTTAAATTTGAATGTGATATGGTTTCAGACAAACATAAAGATTGTGTTTCAAGTCCACCAAGTTATTCAAATAATTTAATTAGTTAGTCAAGGCGACCAGAAATGGTCGCCTTACTTTTTGTAGAACTGATCTACTCTAGCCAAAAACATATGCTGATACTTGATAAATTCCTTACCTTTTACTTGAAACTTTTGGAAATAATTATCTGGGGTACACATTAGAATGACCCCTTGCGTGATTTCTGTATTATAGACATGATTATGGGCCATAGCATAGGCCCCTAGTTGCATGAAATAATCTTCAATCCATTCTTTACGCTTTGGCTTATTCGATTGCTTAAAATCTACGATACTATCCTCGTAATCATACACCCCTACAAGGTCTGTAGCGCCCGCATATAGGCTTGGATAGTATAATGTGACCTCAGACCCCCATATTTCAGACATGTCACATAAACCCTTGTCTATGATTGTTTGCGCCATGTCGCCTGCTACTTGACCCTCGTCAGTTAGGTCCTTGTGGCCTTTACCTAAAATATATCTCTCTAAATGCAGGTGCATGTTAGTCCCTCTGCTTGCAGCTTGATCCTTGACACGCTCGGCCTCTACCTCGCCCACTTTCGCCTTCCATCTATTAATCGATTCTTGTTTTTCTAATGATTGTGTCGCTTGTAAAATGGTTGTTACACTCGGCAGCTTTTTACCAGTTATCTCGTAGTGACGCTTACCTTCAATAGAAGTACGCATAGATGCAGGGTAATCAAATTGTTTATTCCATTTCATATTCCGCACATTCCTTCACATTCATTATTAAATAAATCTGGTTGCTCTTTATCCTTATCTTTATCAAAATCTATTTCATCAATAGGCACACAATCCCTATGTAAATATATTTTATCTTCTGTTTTAGTATTGGTTCTAATAGCTCTGTCAAACTCTACAACTTCTCGCCATTCTTTTTGATCACCTTTTTTTATTTCACTCCATTCTTTGTTATTATGAAAAGGACAAAAGGTGCATGCTGATCTTGGCGGGCTAGGATATTTATTTTTTAACATCCATTCTTTACATGATTGTCTATTCATCTTTTTTTCAATTAAAGGGTAAATATTGGTTATAAATTTTATTTGATTTGTCTTAACTCTAAAAACTTCATCAGTAGATATACCCATGATCATTTCTACTTTAGTCCCCGCTTTTCTTTTTTCACCTTTTGCTAGACCCAATAATCTCCTGACTTTTTGATTAACAGGATTTATTTTGTAATTTGAGGTGCATTGTCTACGAAGTAAACCCTTTTTACCTGTCTTTTGATTTTTAGTGAATACTGGTATAGTTACAAAATTCCATTTAGGGTTCATACTATCTGCTCGAAGATCCCCAAAAGAAACCCTATAAACTGGATAAGATAATTGTTTTTCTAACCAGTTTAACCAATCATAAACAGCTTTAGGTTCGCCCATAGTATCTGCAAATATAGCTGCATCAACCATTGGTATTTCACCTTTTTCAATCATCAATGCCAAAGTTGAACTTTGCACTCCTGCGCCAAGTGATAATATTCTTAAATTAGTTTTCATCATCTCTCTTTTCTAAATGATTTACTATAAAAAATACAATAACAGTAGCCAGTAATATTAAAAACATACCAAGCAAAAACATACCTAAACCATGAAAAAATGTCATTCTAAACTCATGTATTCTCGGTACTTGTCTAAAGATACAACCTTGTTATTCATAATTTTTAATTTTCTTTCTGTGTAGTGATCTATAATTTTTTGTATACCTTCCATCTTTACATGCGCATATGGAAACAAAGCACAAGAAACATAAAACGCATCTCTAAATTGACAACGCCAACGCCATTGTTTTTTCCAACCAACAGTATAGGGAGTTTTATATCTTTTCTCGCCAACTGTGCCAACGCCTAATACTTCATGAACCCAACGCAAAATAGATTGATCGGTCATGGCCATCTCCATTCTAATACTCCAAGTCGGATATGCTTTCTTGTTATGAGATCGTTTTCTCATGTATTGTTTATATTGAATACTACCCTCGCCATCAAATAGGCCTGCGATATAAGCCAAGTTAGTATCACTCGGCATCATTTCTCTCTATCCCACCATAAATTCCTGCTGCAATGTTAATAGCATCAGTTGTACTGAGTGCGCAATGACTTAAGCAAAGGGTGATTATCAAAATACTCATCAAATTCTTTATCATGAATTTCTCCTTTTGAGTTGCAAGTGACACATTGCATTACTGTATCATTTGCAGGGTTTGCTGTTTTCTTAACTTTAACAAATCCGTTGCCAGAACAGTTAGGACAAATCTTTTTTTGATCCATCTTTCTTCTCTACGGCTTTTTCTGGTTTTAAAGATGCGAGCATTGCAATGAGTTGTGCGACTTCACCATAGGGTCTTTGCCACATGTAGGATAGTAGTTGCTTTCTTTGGTCTTCTGTAATTGTAAACATTATTTCTCCTTTAATTTACCATTTAACTTTTTTGCTTTTTCATTTGCAATACACTCTACAGTTTTAGATATGGACAACTTTGCATCAGGCAATAATGCCTTCGACAACTTCTCTAAAATAGAGTATGTTTCATGTGTTAGTGAAACATTTTTGTATTTGTTCTTATTCATTTGTTTCCTTTCATATATTAATTGTGACAATATAGGAGATTGATCTAATAAGTCAATGACAAAGTTTATCATATTTGTGTGGATGTGTAGTAGTGTGGCCCAACAATGTATACCAGGTGTGGTAACACAGAAAGTTTTTGATACTTATAAAGATTGCGCTGTATTCGGTTATGATTATTCTTCAAAAATATTAGGCAACATGTCTGTTGAAGACATGGAAAAATATAGAACTACTGTTCTATTCGAGTGCCGAGAAGATATTACCACTTAATTACAGATACAACCATAAAAGTCGCCTGATCCGTCATTCATGACATGGATATTAATTGGATAATCATGATAAGTTGTTAAATGCAATCTTAGTATGTCACAAAGATCAAAACAATCTACTTCACCCAATAACTCTATGCCTGCCACCATTTCTTTTGTCACCGCTACTAGATGATATAGTCCATCGCTCAATAATATTAGATCCATAAAGTTTATATATAAGTTGATACCATTTAATTTTATACTTCGGATTCTTCGTCTCGTTCCAAAGCCTTGCCGTTTCGTCTATCTGCTCTTGTGTAATCACTTTTTCTATTCCCCACTTCTATTATTTTTTTAACACCATGACCCAGTAGCTTTACATCTACACCATAAGGCCGCCATGCTTTTTTCATGATATTAAGTTCAAGTACAAAGTTACTCCATTGTTTCTGCGTGATGCCTTCAACATTAAGAGTTATTTTTTTCATTTCTTTCGTAGTCGTTTCATTTCTTTATATATCTCTTGTAACTCAAAAACGCTACAATTAGATACGTAATCTTTTACTTCTTCTCGCATCTCAGTTCTTTCTTTATAAGCCTTTTGCTTATTCTTTAATTGTACTTCTGGTATGCCCCATCTAGTTTGATCTGTCATAACATTTTATTTAAAAAATGGGGCCTTTGCAGGCCCCATCACGTTAGGCTCCTATAGTTCTAATAACTTTTATTTTATTAGTCTTACTTAAACCTTTATTGTACGCCTCAACCAACTGTAAATCCCAAGACTCTTGATTATTACAAGTCTTAAACATATCAATGTTTTTTGACACTTGTTTAACCGCAGTCATTACGTTCCAAGATCCGATGGAATCAGGTGAAATCATGTTTTGTGTTTTCACCCATGCCATACAAAACTTTCCGTTTGAAACAAGTAATGGAGTTTTAGCTTTTAGTTTTTTAAGTTGACCACCATATTTTTCAGCAGCGTGTAAGTTTTTAATTTTAAACTTACCTTCTTTAAAAGCCTTATTAGAATTACCGCCACCATGATACACAAAATTACCTGACAATAAATTTATACTGACAGAAAAATTTAGATTGTAATCATCAAAAAATTTTTTAACCTTTCGATATTCTTGATAATTTTTATGATTCTTGTGACTAAAGCATTTCAAATAATCTCTGTTCTTCCAAGACTTTTGATTGTTGTTCATAAGAATTGTATCTTGTATGGTAGCACCATCTGATATTATGTATAAAACGGGAATATCTAAAAGCATACACGCTCTTACTCTGTGTTGCCCTTCGCATATCTGCCATTTTTCATTAATAACAATGGGTTGCAACTGGCCGTTCTTTTTGATAGACTCAGCCAGACGTTTTACGTCACCATCATCGGTGTCCCGATTATCTTCCAAAAAATTTAACCTTTCCCAATCTTTTGTAAGACGGACACTTGATATGGTTTGCTGATCTTTATAGCTATTAAACTTTACATCATGACCTAGAAATTTTGCCTTTGTAGATCCTATCATAAAATCTGGCATAGGCACATTCATAGGTTTGTAAGGTTTAAAACCAATAGTCAGCTTACGTTTTTTCTTAGACATATGTTCTCCTTTCTATGCAGCTTAGTTTAGAAAGGCATATGATGTCGCCACATATTACATTCATACTTTCTTTTTTTATATCTGTCATACCATTACATGTAATGGTTTTACATGTAATTGTCAATAGGATAATCTCTTTTTTTAACTACTGCGGACGGCCTTGTCGATTGTATTTTTTATGTGATCTTTTCTCGTTTTTGTTGAGTTTTTTCTTATGTCTTCGGGGCCTTTTAGGTGGCTTTTCTCTTGGTTTAAAATGAGTAAATTTAACTCTTGCCATTATTTCTTAAGTATTCTTGCTCGTCAGGGGTTAGTTTTATATACCTTATACAACCATTTATATGTTGTTTAGTATCTGCACCGCAATTTGTGCATCTATAAAACTCTGAGACTATGGCAACTAATATAGAGTCTTCTTGACAAGAATGACAATAACCAGTCACAGTATCTATGTTATGAAAATTAAAAGTTAATTTTTTCATACTAAATCTGTAGCTTTACCTATCACAGGTTTGTATTTAGTTTTACCTTCTGATTTATATGCGTGTAAAAATTGTTTTCTACCACCCTCTGGTACATAACTACAATGTATCCAACCACTATTTGGCTCACCTGGTGTATAAAATTCTAATATTAATTGATCAAAGTCAAGGTTCTTATATATCCAATCTGCTAATTCTGCGTTGTCTGTACCCATGACTTCAAAATCGCAAGCCTCAGCTTTGGCATGTTGGCTGTTGACTGAACTTTTTATGGCTAGACAAAGCTGTTCTGAACGGAACCCGCTTGTCACTTTAACCCTGCCAAAATGATCACGGACTGGTTGCAAAATATTTTCGCACAAAGCTTTTAATTTTTCTATTTGATCCGCATTAGGATTGTTATCAATATCCATACGAATAGCCGTGTCTGATTTAATTAACTCCTGAAGGGAGAAATTTCGTGAAAGATTCATTAGTTTGCTAATGGATTAGAAGATTTAACTTTTATCTCTTCTATTTGTACCTTTAATAGTTCTATTTCTTTTTCGTTAACCAAAGTTTTTGTGTGTGAATGCTCAACTGGATGATCATGATCTTGTAGTTTGTGTGAGTGTGAAGTATCTGCATTTTCTAGTTTCTCAACTTTTTCTTCTAACACAGCGATAGATGTTTCAATCCCAGTTGTATCTACGGCTGTCCACTCTTTAGATTCTAACGCATCTATCTTAGTTACAATCTCACCATACTTTACAAAGCCACCACCTATTGCTGCGATGACTCCTAGTAATGCTGCGACCCCTGCTAGTTGTCCTTTAATCTTATCCATTTTTTAATACCTCTAATTCAATCAAAAGCTTTTGTTTTCTAGAATTTATTTCTTCTAGTTTACGCGCTTGAACTTCTATCTTATCATTTTGAGTATAGGTTGCAAGACTCTTGTCAGCATAAATAAGTCTAGTATCTATTATATTTAATTGATCTAAATATATATCTTTTGGTTTATAAAACTGTGTATTTGCATATGCATTTAATGATG